CGCCTTGATGGCATCCGCCTGGTCGTCGCCGATGGCCTTGGGCGCCGTCAGGATGCCGCTGGGACGCGATCCGTTCTGGAAAAAGCTTGTGCCCTGCTTCTGGATGGCGAGGCCCTGCTGCGCGGCTAGAGAGCTTGCATAGAGCGGAGGAATGCCGACTAGCGGATGGTAAAGGCAGTTCATCCGATCATGGATGATCTCGGACGCAGGAACAATGACCTGGGCTTGCTCGACGCCCGCCAAATTATCCTGGTTCAACTGGTAGTACACGTCGCCGCTATCGGAAACCAGCGGCGTGACCCGTGAGGGGTCGAGAATGTAGAGCGCACTGACGACGCCACGGCCATCGCGCTCTTTCAGGACGTAGGTATTCCCCCACGTCAGTTTGGAGATGGTCCACGATTCCTTGAACTGGATATGGTTCTGGAATCGGTTAGGATTGCGCAGCACACTGGAAAATGCGGGGCTGCTGGATTCTTGCCAGATACCCGTGCCGGACGAACGCTCCACCAGCTTGGGGCGAAGCTTGCCGATATCGCTGGCGATCAGCGTCACGCACGCATAGACGGCGTAAAACGAAAGCTGCTTGTTCTTGAAAGGTGGCTCGTCGCGCTACCAAGCGCCAAGCGAACTCTCAAAAATCACATTCCAGCCGCGCTCTGGTACAGGCGACAGCGCTTTTTCTCGGGAAAACGCAGACCGAAGCCTGGACCAAAGGTTAGCCATTATTCCGCCCTCATGTCGCGGCGCTTATATTTCCGCTTGGGCTTCACTTTCTCGCAAGCCTCAACTTCGGCCGAGATGTGCGTACCCATGGCGATCATCGCGCGACCGAGTCGATCATCGACCGTGGCGACGAGTCCATTCTTCTTATTGCGAATCTTGATCTTCATTGCATACCCCAAAAGCGGGGCGACCGAAGCCGCCCCGCAAACCGGTCATTAGCTACCGGACACCGAGCCGTAGTCGGCATCGTCAACGTAGGCCACGGCCGACGCGCGGCGCTTGGCGAAGTTGATGGAACGCACAACCTTGATGGCAGTGGATTCCTCCTGGAACATCGAGGTCATCGACGTCGCGCCAGTCGGAGTATCCGTCGCACCGGTCGGGTCGTCGGCCTGCTCAATCGCCGCCTCCTGGCTGATCGACACCTGCACACCGGAATCGCCGATGCGGTAGATGTCGGACGGCTTCAACAGAGCCAGCGTTCCAGCGGCAACATTGTCGCCAGTCACCACGGCATCGCCAAGCAGAGTACCACCATTGGCGCCGATGCCAGGGAAGGCAAAGTTACCCATAGCGTTCTGCATCAGCGACAGCGCTTTAGCCAAAGCCGGGGTCGTAACGAACTGCAAGCCGTTGGCGTTCTTGGCCGCAATGAACGACGCATAGAGCGCCTTCACGTCGGCAATCACGTCAGCTACGTCCGAACCCGAACTAGCGATGGCGGTAACGCCATTCAGAATGCCGGCCGGGGATACACCAGCAACCGCAGCCGCTGCAGACAGGAAGGTCTGATCCACGCGCTGAGCGGAAGCCTGAACCAGAGCGTCACGAACAAGCTGCTCGGCCGCCGGGGTGGAGTCGCGCAGAAGCTCATTCGACACGACGGCCAGCGCGCCAACCTTGAGCGGACGAAGCTCAACGCTCATGAAGTCAAGCGCGGTGGCAGGAATCGCCTTCGACTCGCCAACCCAGTAACCAGTGCCGGCGCCATCCTGACCCTTGATGGTCACATTGGCCGGGACCTGGCGCAGCGGCAGGCGATCATAAACGGTCTGGGAATACAGATAGTTGATGAAGTCGCCGGTGTAATCGTCCAGCGTCACCAGCTCCGAACCCCACTCGCCATCCCCAGTGCCACCACCAGAAACAGCCGCCTTCACCACATTCACAAGACCGGGGTTGGTCTTGCCCCAGCGCTTCTGCGCGATGGCAACAGGCGACGTATACTCAAGACGAGCAAGCGCCTTGGCAATTACCAGCCGAGTGAAGTTCTGGCCCTCGAACTTTTCATCGGCTTCCTTCTGGATGTGGACAGCCGGAGCGCCACGGGAAGCCGCGGCCTTTTCGGGGTTGCTCCCATCAACGGCCTTGGCAGCCTCGCCCTACATGCGCTCAAGCTTGCGCAGGCGCACCAGGTCTTCATCGATCCGCTTGATCTCGGACTCGAGGGTGTCGAATTCCTCGGCCTCGTCAGTCGCCATGGAGCGACTTTCGTCCAGCGACTTCTGCACGACCTCGGCCATGCGAGCCTTCTTCGCCTCACGCGAGGCCTCCAGATCCTTGATCTGGTCACTAATGGTCTTCATTACTATGGGCTCCTTTAAGCCTGTTTGAATTGTCTACCCGGCAATTAAAGCCGGCTTTGATAGCGACCCTATGGCCCCCGAACAAACGGCGGCGATGCTCGCTTACTTCTTGAGACTGACCGATCCGGGAGGCATCGATTTGCCCTGATAGGGGCGCAGATCGATGGCGCCTCGGGAAAGGCTGGAATCTCGCGCACTCATCAACTTGACGCCCTTGGAGACAACATCGCGAGCGCGGATTTCGTGGATGATGTCGCGCGGCAGCGGGCCGCCCTCCATCGATTTGACTTGGGTGATAACGGCCTGCGGAAGCGCCGGGATCGATACTGCGGACAACTCGAAGATCTCGACTTCCTGGAAGTCGATACCGCCGTTTTCATTGAAGGCATACTTGAGCGGACGGAATCCAATGGAAACGGCCCTGACGACGCCATAATGGATCTCGGCCCATGCCATATCCACGCGATCCTTGAATAGGCCGGGCTCCTTCACAACAGGAATGGTTGCCGTGAATGGGATGCCCTTGGCGGTAGGCTTGTCGAAAACGACCTGACCGATCGGCTCATCGCTGTTGTGCTGATGCAACAGCACCAGGGGGTTCTGGAACGTTGCGCCAAGCGGGTCCACCGTGTCGCCCATGCGGTCCATGGCGGGCGTGGTCGCCCAACCCTTGAACGTACGAGTTTCCGAGTTGACATCCTTGACTGTAAATGCCGAATAGGCGCGTTGAACGCCTAGAGACTTGGACGAACCGTCGATCTTGGTCAGGAGCGTTCCGGCCGCCGCATAGATGTCTTGTTCGTGCTGCTGACCAGCGCGCTGGCGAATGGCCTCAAGCGCTGACCGGTAAACTTTCCCGTCCTTGCCAAAGGGATACTTGTATCGCGCCTTGGTGTCCTGGTCGGCCGATGTATCCTCGCCAAGAAAGTAGGAGGCATAGACCGTCCAATCCTTGCCATCGGGGCCAAGCAGCGCATTGCCATCGGATGCGCTGAATGACCAGTCGGACGTCTTGTCGACGTGCCCCTATTCGATCAGGGTTTCGGCATGGTTGCGGCCAGAAGCGTTGACGTTTACAGACATGTTCTATCCTATTTAGCGGAAGGAGAACGAGCCATCAGACTCTGTCTCTTGTGTGGATTGTGCGGCACCCATAGCCATTGCAAGCGCCTGCATGCCGTCTATTCGACCATTGGCTCGACTCTTGTCCAGCTTTCTGCTTCCCGCTGGATCCCTTAGCGTTGTGGCGTTTCGTGCGCACATGGTCATGACAGGATGTGCACCATGCGCCATCCGTCCATTGAGCAATTCGGCCTCAAGCGCATCAAGCGCTGGCGACATGTCCTTGAACCCCTGTCCCCACGGAACCAAGGGGATCTCCAAGCCGAGGCGGTCGAACTCCTTTTTGAGTACATCTATCCGCCACCGGTCAAATGCGATCATTCTCAGATCCAGGCCATCGATGATTTCGGCGATGTCGCTGGCAACATGCTCGTAGTCGACCGTTGCGCCTGGTGTCGTTCTGAGAAAACCCTTTCGCACCCACACGTCGTATGGCTCGCGGTCTCTTGCCGACCTTTCTGCAACACCCTTCTATGGCGTCCAGAAAAACGGGCGAACCTGCCAAATCCCATCAACCTTGCCAACCAAGACAAGGGCTGTCAGGTCAGTCCTTCCTGAAAGATCGAGGCCTCCATAGACCTCGCCATCGAATTCGACAGGATCGCCGGCGCAAGAACGCCACACATCCGGTGAAACGAATGGAGACTCGGTGCTTACACGCTGGTTCAAGAGCAGGTTGCGAACCGTGTTCTCCATGCTGGGCATGCGTTGCGCTCGCTTCATCTGCTCGCGCAAATCGGATTCTGACCGGAAGATGCCTAGCGCCGGGTTCGCCGCTCTCCACGCATCCTCATCCATCAGGTCGCAACCCTCGGGAGCGGCATGAAGGTGACAGACCGTGTGCGGATCGCCGGATGACAGTGCGTCGTCAATCCATTGGCTGAGCAAGTCCGCATCATTGGCTGCCTGAGTGCTTATCGCGATAAGCAATCTGTTCTCGTGCGCACCCTGCGATGTCGTGATGGCATCAACGAAATCCGATCTCGGGCCACGCACCTGGCCGATCTCGTCCAAGATCGCCAGCACGGGAGAAAGTCCGTGGGCCGTTTTGCCGTCAGCCGAAAGCGCCCTGAACTCGACATTCATCGGAAGACCGATCAGTCGCTTTCCCGATGGAACTATGCGAACTACCTAACTCAGTGTCGGCGATAGCTGCACCATCTTGGATGCCGCCAAGAAAACCAATGCAGCCTGGTCCCTGCTGAGCGCGCCAGATACGATCTGTGAATTCAGAACGGCTTCCGGGCCGACGAGATGAACGAGCAGAAGGCAAGCAATAAGGCCCGTCTTTCCATTTTTTCGAGCCTCGGACA